GTAAACTTAAAATTGTTCCTACACCAATGGGCAACATTATTAGAACACTAATCGAGTCTGGCGCCACTTTAGGTGTCTCGTCTCGTGGTTCTGGTGAAGTTGATAACAATGGTAATGTGAGTAATTATGAGATTATTACAGTTGATATCGTGGCACAACCAAGTGCCCCGGAAGCATATCCAAAAGCAATATACGAAGGATTAATGAACATGAATGGCGGCTACGACACATGGAAGTTAGCACAGAATGTTCAACACGACAAGTCCGCACAAAAGTACTTGTCAAAAGAAATAGTTAAGTTCATTAGAGAACTTAAACTTTAATAGAAGAAGGAGAACCAACAATGGCAACAAATGAAATCCTTGCTGGTCTTCTTGAGTCTGATATGCTATCTGAAGAAGTTTCAGTACAAATATCAGAGGCTTGGGAAGCACAAATAAATGAAGCAAGAGAGGAGATAACAGCCGAGTTGCGTGAAGAGTTTGCACAGAAGTTTGAACACGACAAATCAGTGATTGTTGAAGCAATGGATAACATGCTTTCAACTGCAATCAAAACTGAAATGGATGAGTTTAAAACAGACCGTGAAGCCCTAATCGCAGAGCGTGTTGCATATAAGAAAGCAATTTCTGAACATGCATCAATCCTTGAAAAATTCATTACTTCTCAATTAGCAAATGAAGTCAAAGAACTTAGAGCCGACCGCAAGAAAGTTAACGAACATTTAGGTAGAACTAAAGAATTCGTTGTTAAACAACTTTCACGTGAATTGGCAGAGTTCCACGATGATAAGCGTGATTTAGTGGAAACTAAAGTACGCATGGTAGCAGAAGGTAAAGAAATTCTTACTAAAACTAAGAATTCATTTATCAAGCGTTCAGCAGAATTAGTCGAAAAGACAATTGATACTGCTCTACGTTCTGAATTGGCTGTTCTTAAAGAGGACATCCAAGCGGCGAAAGAAAACGAGTTTGGCCGTAAAATTTTTGATACATTCGCAGGCGAATTCATGACTTCACAATTAAGTGAAGGTACTGAAGTTGCTAAGATTACTAAAAAATTAGAAGAATCCGCATCCGAGATTGCTAAATTAGAAGCAACAATTACTGAAAAAGAAGAAGCCATTTCAAGCGTTTCGACTGCAAAGAAAGTGTTAGAAGACAGAATGGACCGAAACAAGGTCATGGAAAGTCTTTTATCGCCTCTAGGCAAAGAAAAGCGTACAGTAATGGTTGACTTACTTGAAACAGTAAAAACAACTAATTTAAAATCTGCATTTAAGAAATATTTACCTGCAGTTTTGAATGAGACCGTCTCAACAGAGGCAAAACAATCGTTAAATGAAGGCAAAGTAACAGAACACACTGGCGATAGAGTCGAAGAAGTAATAACTTCAGCGTCACCATCACAGGGTAGCGATGCCAATATAATCCAGTTAAAGAAATTGGCTGGACTTAAATAATAACCAGAAACAGGAGAGAAAGATGGAAAATCTTTTCGAAGGAAATAATTGGACACTACACGTGAAACTTTACTAGACGGTCTAGAAGGTAACAAACGTGACGTAATGTCTTCAGTTTTAGAAAACACAAAATCAGCACTTACAGAAAGTGCTACAGCAGGTGCATCACAGGCTGGTAATATTGCTACATTGAACAAAGTTATTTTACCAATCATTAGACGTGTTATGCCAACTGTAATTGCAAACGAAATTATTGGTGTTCAACCAATGACTGGTCCAGTAGGACAAATCCATACACTACGTGTAAGATATGCTGAAACTGTAGGTTCAACTACAGCAGGTTCAGAAGCACTATCACCTTTTGATATTGCTACAGCATATTCTGGCGACGGTACAAACGCTCCGGCGTCTACTTCGTCAATGGAAGGCGATGCAGGTAACAAAATGTCAATTCAAGTGTTAAAGCAAACAGTTGAAGCGAAGACACGTAAGTTATCAGCACGTTGGACATTTGAAGCGGCACAAGATGCTAATTCAATGCACGGTTTGGATGTTGAAGCAGAAATCATGGCAGCACTTGCTATGGAAATCACTGCTGAAATTGACCAAGAAATCTTAACATCATTAGGTAACCTAGCAACAGGTTCTGCGTCATATGACCAGACTCAAGCAACAGGTACTCCAACATTTGTTGGTGACGAACATGCGGCACTTGCAACTATGATGAACAGAGAAGCAAACTTAATTGCACAACGCACTCGTAGAGGCGCGGCAAACTGGGCAGTT